CAAAGCTTGGGAAAGGTGTGTTGAATTAAATGAACCTGTCATAATCATGGAAGATGATGCAATCATCAATCATCACTGGGATGAATTAAGGTATAAGGAGCTTATAAAAGAATATCCTTTTGTTTATTTGCAACGCAACGAAAACGAGCCTGACCAAGTTACCCCAATAAATGACTACATAGAAAGACCAAGCTATCCCTACAACATGACTGCGTATTGTTTACACCCCCTTGGTGCAATAAAATTACTTCGCACAGTTAATTACAATGACTTCATACCCGTTGATGAGTTTTTGCCCGAAGTTTTAAAAACCACATCACTGCAAATAGTTGCCTTAAAAGAAGATGCTTGCAATCAAATATCAAGAGATATGCTGCCATCTGATATAGAAAATAATAAACCCTTTAGACCCTACAAGGTCCATGCAGTAACCTGTGGCACAGATAGAAAAAAATGCACTTATGTAAACACTAGTGCTAGAAAATATGGCATAGATATAGTTAATGTTGGCACAAACTTATGAAAGATTATGTAGAACATTTGCATGATGATGATATAGTTTTATTTACAGATGGCTATGATACTTTTTACGCTGACGATCTTGAGACAATCACAGAAAGATTTTTAGAATTTAATAAAGAAATAGTTTTTAGTGGCGAGCTATATTGTTATCCACATGCTCAGCTGGCAAATGAATTTCCTAACGCAATCACCAGATTTAAATACATAAATAGCGGAACCTATATAGGCAGGGTCAAAGAGCTTAAAAAATTATATAACCATGAAAAAATAGAACATTGGGATGATGATCAACTGTATGTGCATAAATGTTTTCTCTATGGAGATTTTGATATAGCAATAGATTATGAATGCTATATATTTCAAACGCACTTTGAGGGCACCATAAAGCTTGGTGATCAATTAAACAACCCTGAGACTAGGTGCTGTTCATGTATTTATCATGGCAATGGCGGGGAAAACACCAAAGCCAAGTTTCTAGAGCTGTATAATGAGTTTCACCCAACACCACAAACATATTTTATTCCTCATAACAAAATAGAATATTTATCAGAAGATATGTTGGTTGTAGATTTTATGACACAAGAGCAATGCGAAAGACTAATAGAGTTAGCAGATATGCACGGTAGCTGGGGATCTCTGTCTTATGATAAGTTTCCCGCACAAGAAATACGCATAAAAGAACTAGGTTTATGGGAAGAGCTGGAAAAAACATGGCAGGATTATATCGTTCCAACGGTAGAAAAATACTGGCAGCCTTTAGAGATGTATGGTTTAAGGGACGGGTTTGTGATGCGGTACTCACTTGAGACACAAAAAAACTTAAGCTTACATCATGACGCTAGTTTGGTTACGGGCTCTGTTAAGTTAAATGATGATTATGTTGGGGCTGATTTGGTTTACCCACGACAGGGCATAAGCAACAAAGACATACCCGTTGGTAAATGCATTTTATTTCCCGGACAGGTTACTCATGGGCACGAATGCTTGCCATTAATACAGGGAGTAAAATATAGTTTAACCATATGGTCAAAAAGGTTCCCTGCTGATACAATCTAACTTTAATATAATTAGAGGACTCTAAATAATGAGGAATATTACATTTATTTTAATTGGCTTATTTGCAACTTCATGTGCAACTGTTAATTCAGTGATTGAAGGCGGTAAAGAAATTGCTATGACTGCAGTTGATACAACTGTAAAAACTGCTGGAGATATCTCAGGAGCAGCATTAAAGGATGTTAGTGATGTCGTTAATACAGTGGCTGAAACTTACGATGGCGTAATTGATACAGTTGTTGAAAACATTGATGAGCAAACTGACGAGCTTCAAAATGGATCATCAGCCAAAGATAGAGATACATCAGCACCAGAATAAAACTTGGTATAACTTAGCTGAAGGTTTTGATAAATGGCGAGTCTTTCCTAGACTGCTTATTACTTTATATGGTTATGCTTTCTATAAAACCACTGAGTGGTTTATGACCTTGCCCGACCCAACCAACGCACAATCAGCATTTGTTTCTGTAATAGTTGGTGCGGGTGCGGCTTGGTTTGGTTTGTATGTTGGCGGTTCACCTAAAAGATAATGACTGAAGCAAAAGTCAATGATAGGACTACCTTTAATATTTCTATTAGTTATCTAATACAAATTATTCTTGCCATTGCTGCTTTTGTTTATGGTTATGCTTCCATCAGTGAACACATAGAAAAAAATGATACAGAAATAAAAAATTTAAGAGCTAACCAAAATACATATATTTTTCCTGATATTAGATTGTTAGAACAAAAAGTAATAGTCTTAGAAAAAGAAGTATTGGTTTTACAAAAAGAAATAGAATTTCATAAAAAAGAAATTCAAGGCATCAAAAAAGGCATTGAAAATGATTGATAAATTTATTGCACCAATTACACAAATACTTGACAAATTTGTTGCAGACAAAGATCTAAAAGCAAAATTAGATCAAGAAATAAAAACACAATTTCATAAGATTGATCTAGCACAAATAGAAGTCAATAAAATAGAAGCATCACATAGATCTATTTTTGTCGCAGGCTGGAGACCCTGTTGCGGATGGATATGTGCTATTGCACTTGGATATCATTTTGTATTACAACCTATCATTCTGTTTATTTTGTCTTTATATAACTTGCAATATCAACTACCAGAGTTTGACATGGGTGCATTGCTGTATGTCTTGGGTGGTATGTTAGGTCTTGGTGGATTAAGAAGTTATGAAAAGTCCAAGGGTTTAACGAAGTAAGCCATTATAACAACCTTAGATTTTACGCTTTAGCTGTGGTATCTTTTGATTTTGGGTCGTCTCAATAAAAAGATAATGAAGAGGAATAAAGTGTGGCAGGTTTTAAATTACAAACATTTACAGGTCTTAATGAAAAATTAAGTCCAAGGCTTTTGCCAGAAGATGTTGCACAAGAAGCAGAAAATGCTTTTTTAGATAGGGGAAGATTAGAGGCTATTCCTCAAGACGTTAATGATGATTCGGAGACCGGTCCCTCTCACCCAGCATCTCACATAGATTCAACAACAAAAACAATATATAAAGCAATTGACAGTGCTTGGTTCACTTTTACAGATGATGTAGATGTTATAAAAAGCCCAATTAAAGAAGATTCTTTTAGTAGGTTTTATTTTACAGGGGTCAGTGGATCTTCTGGTTTTCCAAGAATGGTGGATGCATCTAACGGTATATCTGGCTCTGGACCTTATCCCGTAACCTCTTATAGGCTTGGCTTACCTACCCCGCCAGCTTTTTCATCAGCACCAAGCATAAACAATGCCACAGCCGATGAGGGAGCAACAGAAAGTTCAAGGGCATATGTATATACAGAAATAACTGCTTTTGGAGAAGAAGGACCACCAAGCACAGTTGCCCCAAGCGATATTGTAGACGCAGCAAACGGAGCAACCGTAACCTTGTCCTTGCCCGCAGCAACAAGCGGAACATATAATATTTCTAAAAGAAGAATTTACAGAACAGACCTCAATGGTATATTTAGGTTTGTTAAGGACGTTTCTGGAACATCGGCAGGGACAACAACCGAAGCCGTTCTGGACGCCTCTCTCGGGGAAGAAATAGAATCAGTCGACAATCTAGCACCACCAGATGACACCTCTGCATTACACCCAGATGGACCCATGTTTGGTATTACAGCAATGCCCAATGGAATTACAGCAGGCTTCAGTGGTAACACATTGTTATTTAGTGAGGCTTTCTTGCCACACTCATACCCACTTTCAAACCAAATAACAACCAAGGATGACATAGTTGGAATAGCATCTATGGCTATGGTTGAGATAGACGCAAACCTACCCAGTGCAAATAAAAGATCGCTAGTAGACATGGGAGAATATGCTATTTACTCCTCTCCAGATGGACTGGTGTTAGCCACAAATTCGGGAATAAATCTTGCAACTGAACAAATTTTTACAAGAGATCAATGGCAAGATTATTATCCTTCAAACATAGAGGGCTATGAATACGAAGGAAAATATATTGGCTTTACTTGGGATGGATCAAACTCAAATACAAAAAAAGGATTTATCTTTGATCCGAGGGGTGGAAAAAACGCTTTTGTTAATTTAGATTTTTATGCTCACGCTGGATTTAATGACAGGGAAAACGATGAGTTATATTTAGTTATAGGTGGAACTTTAAAAAAATTTGCTAGATCTTCAAGCAAAAGAACCTATCTATGGAAATCAAAAGAGTTTTATACAAACCGACCAATATCGCCGGGCGTAGCGAAAGTAAGTGCTGACTCCTATAATAGTCTTACCTTTAAACTTTATGCTGACGGATCTTTAAAACATACACAGAATGTTGCTAATAATAATATCTTTAGATTACCCGGAGGCTATCAAGCAAAAGCCTTTCATATAACCCTTGAGGGCACAGACCCAGTAAATGAGGTTTGCATATATGAAAGTCCACAGGAGATTACCTAATGGCAAAAACCAAGGGTACTTTTGTTGTTCCAAGAAACTTTGATCATGAGGGCAAAAGATTTGCCACCAAAGTTAATGAGTCTATAGCCCAACTAAAGGGAGAGCTTGGCGATCCGCTAGATGGTGCTGTTACATTTAGAGATCTTATTGATGCCGGGTTAGCCAAGAGAGATATACGCATTGGGTCTAATGGACGGATTGTTGGGACCAATTCAGACGATATTACTTTTGGTGATGAAAATGTTCTTGCTACTCCACCAGCACCAACGGGCGTAAGTGCAGACGGTGCTTTTCAAAATATAATTATTGAATGGGATGTTCCAACATTCTTTGGTTTCTCTCATGCAGAGGTATGGGCGGCAACTACAGATACGTTTGCTGATAGGGTTTTTATAGGTCAAACAACAGCAGCGGTATTTTCTCATCAGGTTGGTAACGATCAAACAAGATACTATTGGATTAGGTTTGTTAATATACAAGACACTGTAGGACCTTTTAACTCTACAACGGGTACAGAGGCATCTACAGCTCCAGATATAGCCGCACTAATGGCTGAACTTTCTGAAGACTTGTCTAATTTGCCGGGATATCAAACATTAATAGCTGACGAGTTTAGCGATATAGCCTCAGACCTAACCACCTTAGACTCTGCCGTAACCTCAATTAATTCTAGTGTGGCTTCACTTAATACAGCTGTAACCAGTTTATCAACAGAAACAACCAGAGTAATAAAATCTACTTCTGCTCCCACCCAGAGAGATGACGCTTCAAGCTTGCAAGGCAGCGATGTTTGGATTGATACAGATGACAATAATCAGGTTTATGTGAGAAATGCTGGTAACACCGGATGGGTAAAATCAAGAGATTCCAGTTTAGTATCGCTTGTTGGAATTTCTAGTTTTACAGGAAGTGATTTATCTTCCGCCATGGCTTCTGCTCAGTCTGACATTATTACAGCAACAAGTACAAACGCCTCGCAAGCAACGGCAATTACAAATTTACAAAGTGATCTTAGTACAGCGGAAGGCGATATTACTACTAACGCTTCAGCTGTATCAAGTTTAGGTACTAGGGTTACAACCGCCGAGGGAAATATCACAAGTATAACCTCAGATGTTACAGCATTACAAAGTGATCTTAGTACAGCGGAGGGTGACATTAGTACTAACGCTTCAGCTATATCAGGACTGCAAACTCAGATAACAGCAAACGATGGGGATATAACAACCATTACTGCTGACGTTACAGCGTTAGAATCTACTTTGACTGGGTATAGCTCTAGTTCTACAGTAGCCTCTGCGATCTCTGGATTGCAAACCCAGATAACAGCAAACGACGGTGATATCTCATCAATAAGCAGTTCTGTCACTTCTTTGCAAACAGATCTTTCTAGTGCTGAAAGCGACATAACAACCAATGCAAGTGCAATTACTTCTCTGCAAAGCCAAGTAACTTCAAACGATGGAGACATTACTACAATCAATGCAGATATTACAGCATTAGAATCTACCTTAACTGGTTATAGTTCTACTTCCACAGTAGCCTCAGCAATCTCTGGATTACAAACTCAGATAACGGCAAACGACGGAGACATAACATCAATAAGCAGCTCTGTAACAAGCCTAACAAGTGGTTTGTCTACAGCTGAGGGAGACATAACTAGTAATGCTACTGCGATATCTTCCTTAGAAACAACGGTATCATCTCACGGCACCGACATTGCCTCAAACGCTACTGCAATCAGCTCATTACAAAGCGACACGGGAGATAACAGTGCAAGTATTACTACATTACAAACAGCAACTACGAACTTACAGAACGACGCCAACGCTGCTTATGTATTAAAAGTAGAGGCAAATGGATCTGTTTCTGGGATGGTTTTAGAGGCAGACGCCTCGGGAGCGGGTTCAGGATCAGCGGTTCAGTTTACCTCAGATAAGTTTGCCATTTGGAATGGGTCTTCTGGTACCGCCCCCTTTATTGTAAGCGGAGGCACTGTTTTTATGGCAGACGCTATGATCCAAAACGGAGCTATAACAAATGCAAAGATTGGTAACCTAGCAGTCGATACTGCAAAGATTGATACCGCAGCAATCACCGAAGCAAAGATTGATAACGCAGCAATTAGTAGAGCAAAAATAAAAAATGCAGCAATAGACACTGCACAGATTAATGACGCCGCTATTACAAATGCAAAAATAAATGATTTAAATGCAGAAAAAATAAACGCAGGCACTATTTCTGCCGATAGGATTGGTGCAAACACTATTACTGCTGACAAAATTAACACAGCTAATTTAGTTTTGCCTGCATCTGGTGTAGCATTAACAACAGTAGGACCTTGGGCTACGAATACTTTTTCATATCAATTAGTTGGCAGTGTAGGTTCAGGGGCAGGGTTTTATCACGGTTATGTAAGACTAGTAGGCAGCACCAACCATGTAAAAACAGTGAGTTTAGTTTATTTTGATGCACAAACCTCTGCAATAATTTACAACAGTGGCACAACAGATAAGCTGCCGGGACAGGTAGATAGATTTTTCTCAAGCTCTGATTCTGCCAATATTCCACAAGCCTTTGTATACTCAGGAAGCAACACTATAAATTTATTTATTCTTGCACAAGGGGATTCTTATCCTGACTATTTACAAGCAGAAGCAAGATTTTATAAATATAGCGTCTAATGGAGGACAAGAATGAGTGAATGGGTAATGCGAGATTATACTTACACATATGACCTTATATCATATAAAGTAGAGCAAGAAGGGGACTTAGATGACATAATTACTGAGGTACATTTTAATGTTACTGCTACAGACACTTCTTCAAATTCCGTTACTTTTCCGTGGGCTTTTACATTTTGTAAATTTACAACATCTGGTACTTGCCCTTTAACAGGCAAAACTATTAACTTTACACCACTTGAAGAGCTTACAGACGCAAAAATTATTGGGTGGATTAAATCAGCCTTTGCTTATCAAGATAGAGACATAATGCTGAACCATTATGCGGCACAATTATTAGAAGGCAGAACTCCTGATAACCCAGAACCGCTGCCCGATAATTTAGAACCACCGTCTGAATAGTCACAAAGGGCTACATTAATGGTAAATTTAGTGATATCTTACGGACAGAATGCTATCTTTAGTTGATGTAAGATTATATTGGGACGACATCCTACCCGGTATTAAAAAGATCAAGGATGAGTCACAACCGGAGTGGCGGATTGAGGATGTCTATGCATCACTTGTTTCTGGGATAGCTGAGCTGTATGTTGATCTTGATCAAAGACCAAATACTAGCTTCATTGTGTTGCAAGAAAAACCCTTGATCTTCAAACCGGGAAAAAGTTTATTGGTCTGGATTGCCCATGACGATAGGGCGGATGCAGCAAAGAAATATATGGACGAGGTTGAAATGATAGCTGAAACAAAAGGATGTTCTAAGATAGAGTTCTGGACTCCTTGGGATGGTTTAGTCAAGGCACTGAACACCAGAGGTTACAACCTTAAATATTACATAGTAGAAAAGGAGATCTAATGTCAGGTGGCGGCGGAAGCACAAAAATTAAAGACACCCCAGCACAAAAGTCATTGGCTAAAATTGCTGCACAAAGGTTTAATCTTTATCAACAGTATTTTGTACCTTTAGAAAATCAGTTTATCGCTGACGTTCAATCATTAAAAGATCCTTCTAATTTTGAAAATGTTGCATCTTTTGTAAATACAATACAGCAACCAGAGTTTCAAGAACAAAGAAGACAGCTAGCACAACAAGCATTTCAACAAGGCGTAGATCCAACATCCGGTCAATACCGAGGCAGAACACAACAACTATCTCAGGCACAGGCAAGAGGTCTAGGCATAGGAACCGCTGAAGGTATGTCTGGTCAGGTAGATAGATACTACCAAGGACTACAAAACATTATTGCTTTAGGAGAAGGGCAGGCTGGTCAGGCTATGTCCGGTCTAGGTGATGTCGGAAAAATAGCACAACAAAGAGCACAGGCTGAAGCAAAAACTAGTTTTGCAAAAGCACAAACGGTACCGGCGGCTATTGGTACAGGTGTTGGTCTTGGGGTGGGATATACTCTTGGTGGTTTTGGAAATAACTCTGGTGGTGGCGGTTAATGGCTGATCCTATGACAAATTTATATCAGGGAGCATCGTTTGGGTTAATGCCACAAACGAGAATGAATTTTGATCTTGGTCGTGGAGGATATCAGCCTGCAAACCAAGGTCAGTTTTTTGTAGACCCATATAGAACCGGAGATCAAGCTGCACAAGAAACTTTAGCAGATTTATATGAAGCAGAATATGCTGATTACTTAAACAGATTTTTTCCAGTACAGCAACAGATGATCTCTGAGGTAACAGAACAATTTCCGGGGCTTAGACAGGAAGAAATTTCACGGGCTCAACAGTCTGTGGCTAAGGCTTACGCAAATATATCTGGTCAACAAAGAAGAAGAATGGGTGGTTTTGGTTTAAGAGAATCAGAGAGTTTTTACAAAGACCTTGAAAGATCACAAACATCTGCAACTGTCGCAGCAAGAAATCTAGCAGGACAAAGAGCGGATGAAAGAAGACTGGAATTAATGTCTGGGAATATAGGCGGAGCCTTAGGAACCAGAGCAATCGCAACCCAAGGAGGAGTAGGTGGCTAGTTTATTAACAACAGGTAGACAGATTAAAGGATCAGCGTTAGCCGGTCTTACATCTGTTGCTCAACAAGAAGCATCTAAAAATATTGCAGAAGAACAACTCAAGCAGGCAAAAGAAGCTCAATCACAACAACTGATTGGTACAGGTCTTGGTGTAGCGGGTGCATATGCGGCACCTAAAGTTGCAGCAAGCATGGCTGCAAAAAAAGCAGCAGCAGAGGCTCTAGCAATTAAGACTGGAGAAGCTCAGGTGGCGGCTGGAGTTGCAAACACAGCTGGAGTTACTACACAAGCATCACAGGCGGCTATAGCTGCTGAAGCAGCAGCAGCAGAGGGTGCAGCAGCAGCGGGGGCATCAGGAGGTGCAACAGCACTATTAACTAACCCATACACTTATGCGGCTATAGCAGCAGCATTTTTGTTAAAAAAAATATTTGATTAATCATGTCATTTGCAGACGGACTAGAGAGCGGAATTAATTTAAGTCTTAAGATTTCTGCCTTACAATTACAGAAAGAACAAGAAGAAAGGCTTAGAGATAAAGCCACATTAGATGCAATTACTTCACAGTCAACAATTCAAAAAAATCTTTTAGAGGCTGAAAAAACTCAAGCAGAAATCCAAGATTTAAATTATAAAAATACTGCCCAGTACAGAGCGAGAGAAGAAGCCGTTGTTGAATCAACAATTAATTGGCGTGACACAGTATCGGCTGACATTAAACAAGGCACAGAAGAGGCTGTAAAAATTGCACAAAGAAATGACGACATAGAAGACTGGAATCTTACTACTGAGTTTTTATCAAGTGCCATGCGTTGGTCAAAAGACCCGCAGCTCATAGAGCTTAGGCAGTCTAACGCACCTGAGTGGCAGGCTTGGCAAAACAACTCATTGAAAATTCTTAACAGGCTTCAAGAAAGCGGAAGTGACATACCTGAATATTTTAATCCTAGGTATGCACAAGCTCAGGCAAGATTGGCAGAAGTATTAGAGCCAACAAACCCAGATCTTAATTTAGAAACAATAGATCTTGGAGACTATTCAGAAGACATTAGTGCAGTATTTAGACCAAAGCTTTCAGCGTATCTTGGTAAACAATATCAAGACGATAAAGGTAACGAGGGAGAAATTACAGACATAAGAATGACTGGTGCCTTTGAATCTATAGAGGGTGGCAAGAAGTCATTAATAGGTACTCAATATACTATCTTAACCCCGTCAGGCGAAACCAAAACAGTAGAGGGTTTTTTACCCGATAGATCACAAAAAGTTATAAGAGGCGATATTGAAAAATCAGACGCAGTAGCCGTGTCAACAGCGGACCTTATTGATCAGGTATCTGCTGGCAGACATTTGCTTGGCACCGCCTTAGATAACCCAAGCATGATTCAAATTATGCAGGAAATAAATAGCATTAACTCAGCCAAATATTTTCCACCAGATCAAAAGTTTGAATCCTTAATATTAGAAACCGCAGAAGAACTAAGAGATCAAAGCAACCTTGATATAGAAGACAAAAAAGTAAAGCTCGGAATCGGTAGATTTTCTAGACTTCCCTTTGACAGCACAGATAAAGCAGATATGGAAACAGTTGATTCTGGTCTTAGATCTTTATCTCAAGGATTTGATGGTTTTGGAGATTATCTAAATAAAAAAACCATTGATGGCAAAACATACCTCACTCTTCCTCAAGGCGAAACTATTGATGGAATTATTAATAAAACAAAGCTTACTGTAGAGGAATCATTAAGACAGGCTAGGTCTGCAACAAGAATACCTTCTGGGAGTGCGGCGTCTGGTGTTAGATCTAAAACATCATATGATTTTACAGTTGGCAACCAACCATTAGCAATTAACAGAAATGAATCACAGGCAAGTTATTTGCCAAAACTTAAGCAGGCTTATGGCAATGACATTATTGATAACGCAATTACTGACATTCAAAACGAGCTTTCACAAACTTATTCTGGCGACGTAACAGACAATGACTTTGCCCTATTAAGCGAACTTTATTACTACCTAGGAACAAGGAGAAGATAGTGTGGCAAAGAAACCTATATCTGAATATGAGCCAAGATTTCCAGAGGAAGAGCTAGAAGAAGAACAGCAGCCGATAGAAGAGCCAGAGGTTAGTCTTAAGCCAATATCTGAATATGTTCCTCGGGAAGAAGAGCTAGAGCCAACCACATCTGATATTGCTTTTGGAACTAAAGCACCAACATTAAACTACAGAACAGGCGAGCTTACTTTCCAAGACGAGGAAGGGAATGAAAAAACAGATCGTATAGACATTCCCAGGTCCTCTGATTTTATTTTAAGTGTCTATTCTGGCACAAAAGATTTTTTCTCTGGAATACCAGTTGGTGCAAAAGCAGCCCTTCCCGGTTTCTTACAAGGATTTAACGGAATTAAAAGAAAAGCGGTAGAATCTTATTTTTCTGAACTCAGGGGTGAGAGACCGGCTTCTTGGGTTACAGATAACCCAATGTTGTTTGCCGACCCAGCAATAACTTTAATGCAACAAACAGGTGAGTTGCAAAAATATAATTCAAACCCTCAATATCAACAAGAAATTAAAAATGATTTGCTTACGTTTCTCGGGGAAAATGAAAAAGAATATACAAGGCTACAAAAAAAATTAGATAAAATTTATAAAGACGCAGATCTTGGTGATATAGGCACAGCAGCAGCACAGGGATTTCAAAGCTTTATTCAACAGGCACCTGTGCTTTTATATGCTGGAGTTAGAAAAAACCCATATGTTGCATATTCAATGCTTCCCATGTTTGCAGCACAAGAATCTGGTCGATCCTATCAACAGGCAAGAATAGAGGGATTGTCAATTGATGCAGCCAGCTTAAATGCAAATATAAATGGCACGTTAGAATTGATTACAGAGGCAGTGCCAACAAAGAAACTGTCTGATATATTTACACGATCTTATAAAAAGAACGAGAGCGTTTATAAAAGTTTAGCCAGAGATGGGTTCAATGTAACCCTTAATGAGTTCGGTTGGGAAACTGTAAACGGTGTTGCACAGGAGCTAAACAACACAGCCTTTGGTCTACAGACAGAATTAAGAGAGGTCAGAGAGGCATCAAAAGACCCTTTGTACACAGGACCAAGAGAGATAGATGTTTTTAGAGACATTTCTTTTAATTCTTTCTTTGCATCTTTGGCAGGAAGTGGGTCTGCAATTACTGCAAGAGGAGTTTTTGAATTAGCACCAGAAGTAAAACAATCTTTATTAGAACTTGATCCAAATAAGGCACGTGTACTTGCTAGAGAATTAGAAACAGCCGTAAAAAATGCGGACTTCCTTGGTCAAGCAATAGATCAAACAACTCTTGATATATTAAACACAGGCATAGATGGCACAACCCCGCTAGACCCTGAAGACTTTTTAACAAACAACTATTTAAACTATCAGCTTGGTGAGGTCGTACAGCTACCACCAGAGCCAGAGATAGACGAACTAGATGTCATGAGACAAAGAAAGTCTGCTGAAGAAATAGTAAGACCGCAAGACCTAGAGGCTGCACAAAAGGTTTTTAGTCCTACAACCACAGAGATAGATGAGGATGTTTCTCCGGAAGTTAGAGAGACCACAGAAGATTTATTAAATGATATAGAAATATCAGAACTTGACGGCAAGATAAATCCAATAAGTTTCCAAGAAATAAACCCACAAGAGAAAGATGCTATTAAATCTAACATAGTAAATTCTAGAAGATTTAACATGGATGACTTTTTGGTTGAGGGCTTTACCGAACAAGACATGGACGACTACATCTCAAGACTTAGGGACTTTAATGAGGTTGAGTCAGACAACTTATCCACATCTATAGCGGTTCTTAATCAGGCAGGCATGCCTTTTGAAATAGTAGAGGACATTTCGTTCTTTGGGATGATTGGTAACGACGAGCGTTCAGGAAGAGCAGTTAACACACCGTACGCTGTTTATAACCCAGCTTTTAGAAATGTAGGTTTTACAAAACTTTCAGGCATTTCTTATGATGTTGAAACCGCAAGAAAAACTCTTGTTGGTTTATCGACCCACAATCTTAATACAACACAAGCCCTTGCTCACGAACTTGGGCACCATATAGATTATGGCTTTTTTGATTACGGAGAATCTGCACACCTTGATAGCCCTCTGTTTGAAATTCCAGAATATGAAATAGCAACCTCATTGGCTGACGAAATTGAAAGAGTACCAACCAGATCTAAACAAAGAACATATAACGATGCTGGGTTTAGACAAAGAAATCCAGAGCTTGTTATTAAGTCTGGCACCAAAGGTCCAATTATTAGAGAAGCCTTTGCGATTCTAAATAACGAAAATTTAACACGCATGAATCTTAAAAAAGAAGATGGTGTTTATTTTGAGGGACGCTTGCTTGAGTACCCAATGAGTTCTTATATTTCTTACATGCATGCGATATCACAGGGAGCAGATCCTGTGGCAGCACAAAGACAACTTAGATTTATTAAGGGTGAGATTTTTGCACAAATGCACAACCTGTATTACACTAACAGGAGTCTACTAGAGCAATATGCACCAGAGACAGTTAAACTTATTGATAGGGTAAACAATGAAATTTCAGTTGACGGATTTGGAAACAAAAGCAGCGGAATACTTCGTGCGTTTCGGTCACCCCGTGCCCCTAGAAGTGTATCGGTTTCAGCCGAAAGAACAGACACAACAACAGATAGAACTATCCCTTCAGAAGGACCAGCCGGTGGAGAGCTGGCAGCAGAGGTCCCAACAGAAGGACGGGACGATATACGACCTCCAGTACGAACAAGGGTCGGAACAACAGGTCAATATGTAGGAGCACCCGAGGGTGTCACAACTCCCCAAGCTCTTGGGGCTTTAAGAAGAAAAATAGCAGGACTTACCAAAGAGGGTGAGGTTGGTAGATTTTGGTATGAACAAAGTGGTCAAGCCCTGCTGGACTATACAAGCGGCGATAAAAGAGAAGCAGATATTCTTGCACAAGCAATAGCAATTACATCTCCCAGTACGCCAGTAAGCACAAATATGGTTTATGCAATACAAGCATACAATCAATATAGGGCTGGTAGACCAATTAACACTGGCAGGTTCCCGCAATCAATGAACAAAAAGCTTGAAGATATTTTTTCGGGGAAAGATTGGAGCGGCAGAAAAACAAATAATTTTTATGCAAACATAATAGGGTTCATTGATCCAACAAAAGAGCAGGCTGTCACCACAGATCTTTGGATGGTCAGAGCATTTGGGTATAAGGCAGAAGTACCGTCTCCAAGACAATATGATTTTGTAGAACAAGAGGTTCAAAAAATAGCAAATGATCTTGGGTGGGAGCAAAGGCAAGTACAGGCAGCTATATGGGTTGCCAAAAAATCACAGGACGAAGGCACATCACTAGAAGTTTCTAAATACGATTTTAGTGATGCGTTAAAAGAAAACCTTGCACAAATCAGCTGGGAGTCTAAACCCGGAGATACAACCAACCACATGCCAGAGGTAAAAGATGCAACCTATGAACAACTGCAAGAATACCATGTGGCAGTGTCTAAGGCTTTTCTTGATCAAGACGGCAATGACATTATTGCAAAAGAGCTTGGTTTATTAACACCCGGTAACTTTGAAGCACCGGGATATTTTGAGCAAACCGTAAGCCCGGGAACACAAACCGAGGCTGTGCTTGCTAAAAAATATAAAGCACAGAAAGATGAAATCACAGCACTGGATCCAGCCTCGCAAGATTTAGCAGAGGCATACGCAGCTGTTGTTGGTATTTTATTAAAACAAGATGGTGTTGGATATCATAAACCCTTTTACCAAAAGAACATTGCAAAGAAAAACTTAAACGGAATAGAGATAGATATAGGTAGACCGCTGTCTGAAATAGAAACAAAAGCTATAGCAGAGGCAATAGCAGCAGAATCGGGCAACACAGAGTACAATCCAATTGCTTCTCCAAGGGGAGCAAGAATTCTTAATTTTGATTATGTCGGAATTGACAACATCAAGTTTATGTCCATTGTTAAAAGAGCATTAGATGGTGTACAATTCGATAATAACGAGTCGTATATCGCTGGACAGTTTGCAGCAAACACTGGTTATTTAGGTAACAACTGGGAGGTTGATAAAAATGGCGAAGGGTACCTTCAAAGTATTGGACGAATTTCACCCGATCTTCAAGGAAGGGTTGAAAGTCTCATCAGGAAAATCCAACCGAGAATTCAAGAAGTTGATCAAGACTTCTCAGAGCGATATGGATGGACAAGAAATGAATCCATCAACACCAACTACAGACTCAGACCAGAAGACCTAGACGCAGAATCCAGAGCAGCAGTATTTGAGGGCAACAGGCTTGTTGAACCAGCCTATGTTGATTTTCCAATGCAGGCAATTAAAAATATTCAACAAAGGTCTTATAAAATTTATCCAACTCTTTTCCCCAAGGCTTATGACACAGAAGAGGACCTAAAAAAAACAAGAGATTGGATTGATGAAAATAATATAAATCCATATAGGTCTGGCGATGTAGTGTTTGGAAGCCCGCAAGTAGTAAGTGATTTTATTATTAGAATGCCCATTAACGATTTTCTTAAATTAACAACAACAACAGATGAACAAATTGAAAACATTAAGCTAAGGGGTCCAGCGTACAGTCTCCGTAGATCAAGAACAGAAGAGGGCGGTGTGTTTAAGGAAGATGTGTCTTTTAGATTTGACCCTGCTGAAATGGATGAAAACCCATCACGAACAATAGCAACATTTCTTGCTATAGATCCAGATGGTAAGGTGATTGGTCATGAGGGTAGACATAGATCAGCCTTGGCTCTACAAGACGGAGCACAAACAATTCCAGTAAATATACAAATAGGCTATAACACAGAGAGCAGAGCTGCCTTCGAGTCTATTGCAGAAAAAATGTTCAAAGAAACAGGGGATATTCCAAGAACATTGAAAGACTATGGAATTGATATTTTTAAACCTCAGTCTTTTTCAGGGCTTGAAGCAAGAAAAAACTATGAGTTTGATACTAATAACTATGAGTCAGCAGCAATCATAGGAGACGGACAAGCAGCCCTTGCTGTTGCTCAAGGACAAGATACCCCGGGTATTATGAAGCCCGAAGATTCGGATATGCTTATGGAAGTCCCACCAGAGAAAGGAAGTAAACCACCTCCATCTGACCCAAATCAAAACAGACAATTTACTTTGATGGATGAGAACTGGTTTGAAAATCAATTTAGAAATTTTAAATTAAATATTGTTAATAACTTTGACCCAGCGTTCACTGTAGAAAATACAATTAAATCTCAGTTCGGACCCGAGGCAATCGAGGGAAAAAGAATAACTGACGAAACAGACCTATATCACGGCAAAGTAAAAACTGGTGTAGAGAAGTTTGAAAGACAGGCTGAAACTTTAATTAAGTTTATTGTTGATAACGGATACACAATAGATCAATACAATAAGTTTATATACAACCTACATGCACCTGAAAGAAATGAATATATCAATAGCCTTAGAGAGCCCGGACAACCCGGTTCTGTTAAATATAAAGACAGAGGATCTGGAATCAAGACAGAAGATGCTGTTAAGTATTTAAAAAGAAACGGCGTTATATACGAAGACGGAAAAGCACGAGCTGTTGCCGCTAAAGGTAAAATATTAATGGAGGCTTACAACAAATACCATAAGCCAATTATAGATAACACAATAAAACTTTATAGAGACAATGGTCTTGTTGATCAAGAAAACCTTGCAGACTGGAAAGATAGATATGACTATTATGTCCCGCTTGCTGGTTTTGCAGCGGACACACTTAAGAAAGGATCTTCTCCGTCTAGCAAGGGTAATGGTTCTATATCTCAAGCCTTCTCCGTATCCGGTGCTGAAGTTAAAAGAGCTAAGGGAAGAACATCACAGGCTGACTTTGCACTAGAGCAAACTCTAGGCAGGGCATCAGCCGCCGTTATTAGATCAGAAAAAAATAATATTGTTACTAAACTAGCAAACTTAGCAAGAGAATTTCCTAACGCAGATGTATGGGAGGTTAAGGGTAAGAATAAATTTATGGCAGCCAAGCCACAATGGGATGGTCAGAAAGCTATATTCTCATTTAAAGAAGATGGTAAAGAAAAGGTTGTTATTATTAGAAACGAGAGACTTGCTAAAGGTATGGCTGGATGGGACACAGATACAAGCGGCAGAATAATGAGTACCGTTGCAAGTGTGACCAGAGGTCTTGCTATGGTAAACACCGTATTAGATCCAGAGTTTATGATTACAAACTTTGCTCGTGACTTTCAAGCTGCCGGTTTAAATTTAGCAGCCGAGCAAGAGCTTGTTGGTGGAAGAGCTGAAGGTCTTAAAATCCTAGAAGAAAAGTTTGGATTTAGAAGCGTATTTAAAAACATGGGCGTTTTAAAACGTGGAGAAACTTTCAAAGAGATGAGTGCGGAAGATCAAAAATATTATGATGCATTTAAAGAGTCTGGAGCCGAGACAGGATATGTGGTGCCACCAACTATTGAAAAGATACAGAGTGATCTTAACAACATGGCAGATATGTACAAAGGAACATTTAAAGGCAATGCTAAAAAAGCCTTGCGTTCTGTTTATAAACCGATTGAGATTGCTAATACTGTTGTTGAGAATGGAGCAAGGTTTACCGCCTTTAGGTCAGCAATAGAGCTGCAAGGTGGCATTGATAATGTAACCCCGGAACAAATTAAGAAAGCCGCAATATTGGCAAAGAATTTAACTATTAACTTTAATAGAAAAGGAATACAAGGCAATGGTCTTAATGCAATGTATATGTTCTTTAATGCGTCAGTTCAGGGCTCTGTTAATTTCTTTAGAGGTTATGGTCCCGGCGGAGTATCACAAAGAAAATTAAAACTTGCAGGCGGTTTAGTCTCTATAGGATTTATTTCAACTCTTTACAACTTAATGTCTTCACCAGAAGATGAAGATGGAATGTTGATATATCAAAAATATCCAGATTATAAAAAGAAAACAAATTATTTAATTATGTTAGCAACGCCTGAAATTGATTTTAAAGATGGTGAATTATCTTTTGAAAGAAAAGATTCTACAGAGGTAGTTAACTTTAATGGTAAACCGGTTGCGGTTACTATACCTTTGCCCTATGGGTTTAATGTTTTTCATAATCTTGGTCGCACAATGGCTGAGCTTATGTACACAAATTCAGTAGAAGGAAGTAACATAACGTCGCTAGAGAACGCAGCTGTGGAGCTTGCTGATGTAATGACAGGATCATTCTCACCAATAGGCATTGCAGAAACCAAAGAAAAAGGCTTTGGATCTATTTTTCCTAAAGCATTAAAAACAGGAACGCCGACTATCGCTAAACCAATAGTAGAACTCTCAATGAATGAAAATTGGTTTGGTGCTCCAATATATCCAGAACAATTCCCGGGAGATTACACACCAAAATCTAAACTTAGAAAAAGATCTGACAGCGAGTGGATAGCCGCCGTAACAAGTTTTATGAATGATGTTACTGGGGGCAATGACTATTATGCCGGTCAGGTAGATCTGTCACCACAAACCATAGGTTACTTAGTTGCATATGGTACGGGCGGTATTGGTAGGACTATTGGTAGATCAAGTCAGCTGGTTGTAGATGGTGCTAAAGAAATAGCAGAAAGAGGTTTTGGTGAGGGTCAGGGTGCTGTAAGAACAAGAGAACTTAATCAAATACCTTTTGTTAGAAGATTGTTAGCCGTCCCTGAAGACCATGTAACAAGCAGATTATTTTACGATGCGGTGGTTGATGTTGAATCTTACTCTCAAAACTATTTAAGAAATGAACAAGATCCGAACGTGTCAGTAGAAGACTTAAATAAAATTTATAATGCGAGACCAAACCTTTTTGACTTATCTGACACCATTCCATTGTCAGCCAAGGCTGATCGTGCAGAAGTTGTTTCTGAAAAAGAAAGCAGTTTAAAAATTATTAAAAATTTACGCAAAGAAATGATGGACAATGAAGAATATAAAAAATCTAATCCAAGGTTTTATTATAAAGAACAGGAAAGAATTGAAGATGAGATACTCGCAGAAATGAAAGTGTTTATTAAATCTTATAACGCAGCAATAGCAAAAGATAAAAAGTAAAAAGCGAAGCCGCCAAACATACAGTAAAAAGGGGGGTTATATGATTAACTGGCAGCCCCGCAAGAAGGTATCAAACCTCAAGATATCAAAGATATAGTATTCTCACAAGCCTCATTAAGATAATCTTTCGACAGGTGAGCATACCTATTTACAATATTAAAGTCGGACCACCCACCAAGATGTTGCAGAGTATGTAAGGGAGTACCATTCTGCACATGATGAGTAGCCCATGTATGTCTAATGTCGTGCCACCTGAAGCCCTCTAAGCCACACTTTTTAAGTGCCTTATACCATCCAGTGTTTGACGTTCTTGTAAGCTTCCTACCAGCGTATGTGAAGACGTAGGGACCAATTTGTTTTATGTTGTTCAACAACTCTTGTGCATCTTTGTTTAAAGGCACCGCAAGAGATCTCCCGTTCTTGGTCTCGTCTGCATGAATGGATACCCATCCATCCTGTATATCTTCCCACTTCAGGTTTAGGCAGTTGGACATCCTGACACCAGTCATAAGGGAGAAAACAAACACAGGTTTGAGGTGCTCAGGCAAAGCCTCATGCAACCTAGCACACTCTTCAAGCGTAAAGAACTTCACCCTCTTGGATGACTCTTTTACTCTTTTAAGAGTTGGCTTTGTGTCCAACCAGCCTAAATCTTCGTAGCAGTAATTAAGAACTGCTCTTAAAAAGTTTATGTATCTATTGACAGTGCCGGGAGATTTTTTTATCCCCGCCCTAGCGTTTGCTAGATCTTCTTTAGATAACTTATTAATATTCTTTTTACCAAAACACTTAGTAAAATATTTAATGTAAGTGGGATCGTTTTTCCCGGGATTCTTAACTTCATAATATCTTTGTACGGCTTCATTAAAATCTTTCATTTACCTTGCCCCCTATATTTTTTAAAGTTAGCTTTTTTCTTTTTGTTCATACCCGAACCATAACTAAGTCTTGAATTACCTATAGAGGTTTTTTTCTTAACCGGGGTAATTGATTGTACTGTTTTTGCTTTAGCCATTATGAAACCCTCCAAACTCTCCAGCCACCATCGACAGTTCTTATAGCAAAGTTTCTATCAAAGTCCCTTAAAGTATTTTTATAGTTATGAGCCCTACCACGAAATCTAACAGCTTCCTGATAGTCATGAAAGAAAACAGAGTCATCTACCTCCATGGCATATAAAACCTCTTTGATTTCGTCGTGCTTTCTTGTTGAGTGTTTCTGCCAGTTGGGTGGCATCGGTATATTTTTTTCAATCTTTAACATATAAACTCCCTTTTAATGTTTAAGTTAAGATTATAAAGACTTTGTATACTTAGTCAATCTTTTATTAAATACTCTTTAAATAAATTTATGGGAACTAAGCAGGCTCTTTTTAATTCCTCATCACCCTCACCAAGAATGTCTATTGATTTAATATTGTTAATCATAATACATTCCATAATTAATCTTGGCGTGGTCCACATTGTTTCCTTGCCAGTGTAAAAGACCCAGTAATCAGCTTCGGTAGATAACAAAGCAGAAGGTTTATTAAACATTTTTAATTCAATTAATATATTGTTTGTTTCTAAGCTTTTGTAATCTGCCTTGACTTCAACCTTGTCTCCGGTCTCAGGAATAAATATGTCATAGGGTTTAAACTTCCCGGGAATTAAAACAGCGGACGGATATTTTTTTTGAATAGATTTCAGAACTTTGACTTCAAGCTGCTGACCAACCTGAAGATCTCTTTCAAAAGCTTTACTCGAATTTAGATTTGATTGTTTGATAGTCATCTTCTGAAAGAATAGACTGAAGCGATATGTCATTAAACTTATGATCTGAAGTAATGATCTTTGTAAGTATAGCAATACACTTATGGTCTTGATCAAACATTTCGCCTTGACTGGTAGCTACAGAGATAACTCTTTTTATGGCGTCTCTGATTGTAAGGTTGTCTATAGTTTTCAATTTTTGATACTCCGCCCAACGATCGTCTTGCGATTCTAGCTGTCGAATTTTAAATCCAGCAGCAGCATTTTTTATGTTAATAAGTTTCTTTTGATGAGAAGACAAAGTGTTCCAGCTAGTGATCTCTGTTTGAGTTCTGCCACAGGTATGACAGTGAAGATCGCCGTATGTCGTGGAGCACACTCCCCTACAAGGGCTGCCGTCTAATCTAGCCTCCCCTTGGAGTGAAGCAAGCCTCTCATTAGATGAAAGGCTCTTTGTTTCTATTAGAGTCATTTCAAATATTTACGAATCTTTTGTTGTCTCGCTTGTATTTGATTCTACTTCATCTGTTTTACTTTGTACAACCTTAAAGCCATCACTGGGTAGCAATGGTATAAGCTCTCCTTGTAAAACCCTTAAACCCATTTGCATTAAAGCAAGCTCGCTTGAGCGTGTATTAATCAAAGTGTTTGATATATTAAGATCTCGCACTTTGTTTTGAGCTGCCTCAGAGAAAGCACTGCTATTGTACTCCCTCTGTTCGCCCTCAACAAAAACAACAATTTTATTATTGTTAGTTGAATCACTCATTAGAAAGGCAGATCGTCTTCTGTTACTTGTGCCGCTGGTGCTGGTGTTGGTCTAACCCCCGCATTGTTTGGCTCAACAAAACTTAAATTAAGAGCTGGTGCTCTGTCATTTTCGGTTTCATTTTTATATGCAAATACAAGCATCTCTTTACCGTCAACTTTTACCTTGCCGTTTAAGATATATTTCTTAGAAGAGTCCCCTGTTTTCCAAAGAGCTCCCTTGTTATTATCATCATATTCCATTGGCTTCTACCTCCTTTTGGTACCAATCTTCTAAAATTTTAGCAACCTTGTAAGACATACCTCTGTCATAGAATCTATGTCCTTCTTGATTACTAACCCTTTCAAGATAATCATGAACGTCATGATTAACTCTCGAACTCACTGATTTTTTTGGATTTAAATCATCCATTTTTGTCCTCCACAATTCTTGTGTAAATTCTAGTATCGCCCTCTGATCTATACCCTTCGACCTCATGCACCGGAATATCCTTGTCTTCGATTAATCTTTTATAATCAATCCTCCCGGTAGCTTGAGTTAAATGACACTTCACAGATGGGGTTCTAAAAGCTCCGTTGTTATCACTAATCAACCTTGCTGATATTTCTTTTTTATCAGCATCAAGCTCTTTAATTTTTTGTTGTAATATTTTAATTTCTAACATAACGCTTACTAATTTTTTAGTGTCTTCGTTATCGTCTACATCTTTATAAGGAACGCCGGGTTCTTTATATTCAACAGACCAACGTGCAATATTCTCAGGATCTTTTTTAGCGGTGCTATACCAGTCAATAAAGTCTTTTGCTTTTGGTAAATATATTTTTGCCCAGTCGGGGTCTCTATCAACCCACTCGGAAACATGATCCCCAGTTTCATACCACTGAAAGAAAAGCATTTCATCTATATCCATGCACTCCATGCCAAGCTGCATCTGATGCCAATAATTTCTTTTTTGTTTTTTAACATCCTTAACAGGTTTTGTTTGTGGACATTTAATTTCAACAGCGGCTGGTCCGCCTTTTCTACCCCTCAAAAGGATTCCGTCCGGGCTCATTCCAAGCCAATCATAGTCGGGATGTTTTACAAATGGTGAGTCTTGTATAACGTAACCAAGATCTGATAGTGTCTTGATTGCTTTAGGCTCATTTTCTTTTCCCCTTGTAATGGCAAACAATGCTCGGGAATCAAAAGGGCGTTGTGGTAGGTTGTGCTCTTCTCTGAACATATCAATAGCTAAGTCATTCCATTGATCTCCTTTAGCCCATATGTCTTCCTTAACAGCACGTTGTATTCTTGTGCCAGTAATTTTTCCCATCCTCAAGGCAAACCATTCTTTGGTTCCTTGAACTACTTTTGCTGACTCTGTCATTTAGCACCCGCCATTTTTGTGTAATGTAGGTTAATTTTTTCTCTTGCCTCTTTGTCGCCAGCAAGTGTTGCCACTTTGTCGTAGTTCTTAAATATTTTTTCTTGTTGTGATTTGTCTTTGCTCGCTGACATCTCGCTTACAAACATGTCAAATATTTTTTCCTCTTCCGGCTCACCTTCATCGCCAACCATTTCCGGTTCTACTGTTTGCTCAAATGGTACGCAGAAGAATTGGATTAGTGCATCACGATATGCAAAAGATTTTGCGGCTTCTAGATCTCTGCCTTGAGTTGATTTACTTTGTCCAACATATGCTGTGTCAACAAAGGACCCATCTTCTAAAGATAAAAATCTTAAGGTTCCTTTCAATAAAGAGTATGACGTTTTACCATCCTCGGACAGTCTTGTTCTTACCTTTAGATCGGGCAAGAAGTTTGTGGTTACCTTGTTCATCGCCAAGGGTTTAGCGAGCGACGCATAGACATCGTCTATACCTCTATAGTTATATTTTGAGAAGCTATTGTATTTAGATTTCTCGATTGGGTTTTCTAATAAGTACTCTTGTATGTTCGCAAGAGCATTAAATATTTTACTATTTTCTGACATTGATACCTCCGTTTCTTAAGATACATTGTAAATTAATTGACAAAAGAATACAACAGAATTATTCTACTCGTCAAAGGAGGTTATATGTCATTACAACACATCACATCGGTTGTCAGTTTAGAGGGGATCACACCAACACAAAAATTAATTTTATTCATACTTGCAAATTACTCAGATGAGTTTGGTCAGTCATACCCGTCACACGGCAGAATTATGAAAATAAGTTGCCTTAGTAGAAATGCTGTCATATCAAATTTAAATATTCTTAGGGACCAAGGTTACATTGATTGGGAGAACCGGGACAACTTCTCAAATCTCTATAAATTACATGTTAATCAAGGGGGTACTCCTGAAGTACAGGGGGGTACTCCAAAAGTACACAATACTAAAGATAAAACTAAACAAGTATATATATTAGATTACGAGAAAATTTATGAGATATATAAATCTAAGTGCGATAAAAAATATTTTACACACTCTGCCAACTCATATCTTATTAGAAACAGGTGGAATGAATTAAAACAACTTGCAAGAAAAGGATTGGTCTCACCCAAGACGGGGAAAAAATTAGATCTAACAACAGAAGAGTTTTGGGAATCGTATTTTGAAATAGCAAACAGCTCAAAGTATTACAGAAATAGGCTAGATGGTCTTCTAAAAAACAAGCCAGATTGCAGGACCCTATTATCACCAACACAATTTAATTCAATCATAGAGAGGAAACATGGATAAGAAAATTTTTGATAAAGAACTAGAGGGCAACATAATAGCTGCCATGATTATGGAAAGATGGTGTTTTGAATCAGCACAAGAAAAAGGCATAGCACCGGATGACTTTGTGCATCCAGCATTCAATAAAGCTTACAGCATTATGTTTACAAACAATGTAAATGATTATGTAAGCATATCTTCTGCTATGGACAATGAAATGCAGGCACAAGAAATTAAAGAAGAGGTTCTTGGTTTCATATCATCAGCTTCTTTTAAGCACTGGCTCACCCTCTTATTGATTAAATCAGCACATAGGAAATTAAATAATCTTGGAGACGAGATACCAAAGATTGTGCATGAAGACGGAAGCATTGAAGAGAAGATAGATAGGGTAAATGCCAAGCTTATGGAAAACAAGATTACGAAAAACTTTGGCATCCCCAAGCTAGCTAAAGATATATCTGTCAATATTATGGATGAGCTGTCTCAATCGGGGGAAAGTAAAACAACAATCAAGACAGGCTTCACCAACGTAGATGACAAGATCCATGGATTTAAGCCCGGGGATCTTATTGTTATAGCCGGAAGACCTGCTATGGGTAAAACCACCTTCGCAATGAATGTTGCAACCAACAACGCACTGGCTGGCAAGAATGTACTTGTATTTAGTTTAGAGATGACCAACGAGCAGCTTCTTAAAAAAATAATAAGCTCAATCTCAGAGGTTCCTATGGATAATGTTTTAAAAAATAATATGGATCAAAATCAAACTAAAAAGTTTGTTGATGCGATGAAGATGATTAATGAAACCAGTCTTTATCTTTTTGACAACGCACCAGTGACCATCGAAACACTTATTAACAAAACTAACTCACTAGCTGTATCTAAAAAAATAGATCTGATAGTGGTGGATTATTTACAACTGCTTATGACATCGTCTAAGGCTCCAACAAATAGCGACTCAAGAGCCGCATCCATGACTTACATTTCCAATCTTCTGAAGGGGCTGGCGAAACAAGTTTCGTGCCCAATAATTGCTTTGTCTCAATTAAACCGTGGTGTTGAGGGTAGAACCGATAAACGTCCGGTCCTTTCGGATCTAAGAGACTCGGGATCTATTGAACAAGACGCCGATATGGTAGCAATGCTTTACCGGGATGGTTACTACACGGACAACCCAAGCGACACATCATCAGAAATTATATTTAGAAAAAATAGACTAGGAGATATTGGTACCTTTGGTTTATCATTCCAAGGCGAGATCTCAAAGTTCTCTTCTACGTTAGATGAGATATTTGGGGGCAGTAATAAAGTTAAAGACCTATACGAGCAAATATGAATCAAGAAGAAAACTTTCATCAAATGCTTAGGGACATCATTCCTAAGATCCAAGAAACAAGAATCAACGTACTTAAAGCAGAAGCCAATCTTAAAAAAGTTTTTTGGATTCAGTTATGCATAGCCAAGGACGACGGGGAAAGAAGTTACAACGCACAGAAATCTAAAGCCGAAGCCTCAGAGGATTACTACACAGCATCAATGGGAGTAGCAACAGCCAAGGCTAGTCTTGATGCATTGCAGACAGAGAAGGCTGCGGTTGATATGCAGTTCGAGGAATGGCGTACAAAGATGGCTAACCTAAGAATGGAGAGATCTAGGTATGGTGCTTAAAGGTAAGGCACCAAACAAAGAAGAGAGAGACTGGATGGATGCAATTGCAAACATGGGTTGCATAGTTTGCTGGGATCAGTTTGATACTTTTAGCCCAGCTGAAGTACATCACATTGATGGCAAAACAAAACCCGGAGCACATTTAAACACAATACCCTTATGTTTTAGACATCATAGGGAGGGAGTAAACAGTGATATGTACGTCTCCCGTCACCCATACTTACATGAGTTTGAAAAAAGATATGGAAGCCAAGAAAGTTTATTAAAAAAAACCAAGGAGCGTTTATGAAATGTTATCACTGTAATACAGAATTAATTTGGGGCGGGGATCATGATATTGAGGAAAGAGAAAATGATTTTTCTATGGTCTCAAATTTAAGTTGCCCAAGTTGTGAAAGTTTTATTGAGGTTTATTATAAAAAAAACAAGGAGAAAGAATGAGCTATTTAGCAATGCATGACGAGCACACAACTAAAATTAAAAAGAATCAAAAGGACAATATAAACCCCAGTCATTATCGTACAGGGGACATAGAATGCATTGATGCAATCGAAGCCAGCATGACAAAAGAAGCCTTCAGGGGATACTGTAAGGGGAACATACTGAAATATGTTTGGAGATACGAAAACAAAAATTTAGAAGAGGACCTTAAAAAATCCCAGTGGTATACAGCAAGACTTATTAAGAGTTATGAAACATAGAAATGATATGGGGCACATTGATGTTGCTGGATACGCCAATGCAATTGGCAAACTGAAAACACATAACGAAAGAATCAATTATATGTCTGACCTAACTTTAGGTTTTCAACAATTATGTTATCTTTTATCTATGCAGATGTCTTTGCCCGAGACTATTGCTAACCTGCCGTCCCGGGAGGAAAGACAAAAGGCTTGGGAAGAGTTGCCCGAGAACTCAATGAAGGACATGGTTAAGCATAGAGTGATAACTATATTTAAAAAAGCGAGGTGATCTAAATGCCGGGAATGAGAGGAAAAGGAAAAAAGAAAAAGAAAGGTGGAAAGAAAAAATCAAGAGGTTGATTGGACTGACTACTTCAATTCTATAAAGACCGTATGTCCGCATAGCATTGAGTCCTTTGAAGGGAACAGGGTAAAACTTGTTCCTTTTTTTAATTTACTTAACGAGCCTACGTGGATTAACTATGTATACAAATTTGATGCATTGCTTTTTATAGGCGATAATAAAGTATCACTAGGTTTATTAAAAAACCTTGTAGATTATTTGGACAATGTTTATAAAGATCTAGAATTTTTTTATTCATATCCATATGAGGGTAAATACTCAACCCCAGTGCCGTGTTTAATTGTGCAAAACAAAAACACATTAGACGCAGCACGAAGAGAGTATAAAAAAAAACTAACGGAGTGAACCATGGAATGTTTAGCATTAATATTATTGACCGTAGCGGTTGGTTGGATTATCAAAACACACAAGCCGAACTGGTGGAATAAATTATTATTTTGGAAATAAATGGTAAAGAAGACCACAAAGAGAAAATTCTCTAAGGTCCGCAAGACCAAGAGTGGCGTTCCACTAAAATATTTAGCCGGTTTAACCGGGGAAAAAAGAAAACAGCGAGAGAGAGAAATACTCAAAGCTAAGAGGCAGTATAAATCGGGAAGCCTCTCAAAATCCTCAATGAACCGCCTAGCCAAATCAAGGGCAAAAGATGGCAGCAAAAAGAAAAAGTAGTACTGATACAACTCTTAAGAACATGTCAAAAAAATACAACGTACCCGTTGGCATTTTAAAACAGGTTGTTAAAAGAGGCAGGGGTGCTTTTTATTCTAGCGGATCTAGACCCGGACAGACCCCAACATCTTGGGGCGTTGCAAGAGCTAGATCTTTTGCATCCGGTAAGGGTGGAGCAAGGAAAGCTGACGCAGATCTTTGGAAAAAAGTTAAAGCAAGGAGAAAGTAATGGCTACTGTTAAAGACGCTAAAAGAGTTTCGGGTGGAGTAGAGTACAGGGGTAAGAAGTATCCCGGATTTAATAAGCCAATGCAGTACCGTGGTTCCGGCAATTACAAACAAACCGTCCTTGCAAAGAAGGGCGACAAGATTAAGGTAGTGAATTTTGGACATAAGGGTTATGGTCATAATTATAGTTCTGAGGCTAGGAAATCCTATCTTGCACGATCTGCTGGAATTAGAAACAAAAGTGGCGGGCTTACCAAGGACGATAAATTCTCGGCAAACCACTGGGCAAGAAAAGTTCTATGGGCTGGAAAAGGAAAGACCAAAAAATCTCCACCTAAAAAATGATCTTATATACTGAGAAGCAACTCAGAGACGCTTATCACAATCACAAAATACTTTTAAAAAAAAATAAAATTGATGTACCAACATTAGAAGAGTTTAGATTAATTTTTGAAGACCACTACAAAGATTATTATGGAGAGCAAGGTGAGCAAAAAAAATATATTAATTGAAGAGCTGAGGGGTGCTGGAATGTCAGACCCTGTTGTCAAATGGATTCCAAGAAATCCTATGGGTAGAAAAACTGGAAAGGTTACTGGATGGGTTTATCGTGAGTATGAGGAAAAGCTTTGGAGAAAACTTGGCGATAACTTCGAGGAAGCCAAGACTGCAACCAAGGATGTTGCATCGTGAAAATATTTGCTACTGAATTTGAGCATGACGGCAAGAGCTATGCTGGTCCCAACATCATTGCACGGGACTTTGAGCAGGCTGAATCTATTGCTGAATTGAAAGGTATTACAGTTGTTGGTGAATTGACTGACTATGTCTATCTAGAAGACGACCAGCCCAGCACGAGGACTCTTCACTAATGGGTGATTTAGTTTATATACATAGATCCAAGGAGAAGTGGATCGATATAAAAGAAGAGCCCTTGCCGAATGAGGAATTTTGTTTATTGTTTGCAAGAGGTACGGCTGACGCACCTATCATGGAATTGTTATCACCCGACACTGATAAGCAAATAACCATGACTTTTTTATCTTCGCTTGGTATTAGACCGCTGTATTGGATGAGGGTTCCCGAGCCGCCTATGCGGGGGAAAAAAGAAAAGAGTACCTAAGCCCTATCTTATTTTTAATATAACGTCAGAGACAATCTCCATAGCTCTTAACGCTAATCTTATATCTTGTTCAGATAAGTCTGCTGGAAGGTTATCTATAAGCCTCGTAAAAGAATGATCTATCGTCTCGTCTTCTTTTAAGTGTCTTGCGACTTCGGTAATGGCTTCTTTTAATAACATAGGAACCTTCTAGGATATCAAAAAAAAAGCAAGCCACAATATGCAGCTTGCTTAAAAAGTTATTTTATTTATCTAAAAACGATTGACTTACAGAATCTTTGGCATGGTAGTAAAGTTGAGCGGCTGTTTTTTGCTCAACCTCATAACCAAGATTACCTAGTTCTGCGTGGAGCCCGTTTAGACTTAGGTCCGGGTTTCGTTCTACGATTCTTATTGACAGTTCTGTTATTTTTTCTGCTTGTTTTTTTAACATGCTTAACAACCTTTGGGCTGAGCCCAATTAAATTTTGAATTTCCTCTCTAGTCATAACAGCCCAGTAAGCTGCGATGTTCCAAAGAACAAACAAAAATAAAACTATATAAAAAGTTTCCATAATTATTTCCTCCTCAGAACATCATACATGAGAGCCTATCTAGACAAGAACTTATTAACAAAGTCCCAGCGTCTTAGTGCTGGATCTCCTGTTTCTGTCTTTGGTTTCTTACGCCCATCAAAGAACTCTGTCTCTGACCTGCCGCTATGATAATCAACCCTAAAGAAATCACTGTGTTCCGGATCTCTTTTGTTGACGTGGATATACAGCTGACGAACTGACTGGTCCATCAGTTGATCTATCTTTTCTTGATCAAGCTCTTGCTTGGCTTTGTCGGTGACATCTTTATATTGAGTCATCTTAGACGCTCCGCTTTTTGTTTGGCAACCTCTGCAATCTCAGCAAAAAAATTTGCATCTTTAGCATGGTGTTCAGATACCTTTTCAAGAACCTCTGCATGCAATGGTCCTAAAGAACATTCATCTGCTGTAAAAAATGAGACACTTTCGCCGTCTATATTTACTGCTTCTACCATAATTTTGACATCTACAATGTCGTTGCTTTTTTTATAAATCATAATACCTCCTAAAGTTTTGATTTAAATTAAAGTTTACATTAACAATTTTTAATACGACTTTCAAAAAAGTGCTACGTGCAAAAAGTGCGTCGGTTATGCCACCTCCCTTTGTTTGGCTCTACGTTGTTTTGCTGCATTGTTATTTGCAACTCTTATCTCTTCATTGTGTTGTGCAAACCACTTTTGATGTAAGGCTTTTTTAACCTCAGCATTACTAAAGGGCGTATCGTTGCTTATGAGCTCCATATCACCGATCTTAATAATTTTACTGGTATGTTTATGCCATAGCTCATCTTTGAATTTAAAGCTGGTATTGCGGTTATAAAAAATAAAGCACATCCCATGACCCCAAATCTTCTGCGGGTCTTTGTGCTCACTAGACCAACCTCCGGAGTGCCCAGCACTCCCAAGGTCGTTCTCTTCGCTAAGATTGAAATACTCTTCGATGGTCTCTTCTTTAGTTCTCATCGACATACTCCCAATCAGTTACATCTTCAAAAAATACAGAAGGCAAACGATTCACGGTGACAAAGTCATCGCTGTTAATCTTGTGATCATTTGAATTAATAGTAAGGTTACCCTCAAAATATTTTTTAGATAAGATCTGAGATCTGTTTGCATTCCATACCACCACATTAGTTATTGTTTCCATTTGTACCTCCCTGTTTAACAATACCCGATTCAATTAACTGAGCAGCGGTTCTACCGAACCAGCCTTGAAGCTGCCAAGCCAAGCCAGTGTCAACTAAATGTTGCCATGCCTCTATGACCTGCTCTTCGTTAGCTGGCTTTTCAAAGCCCTCTGCTATTCCTACCGCAAGATAATTATCCATCATGCTGCCTCCCATGTTTCTGATTTTAACAAATCTGCATAAATTTCATTAAGCAGGTTTTGAGTTATCCAGTAAGCATCTGAGTCAACCCAGTCATCGTGTTCACAAGATTGATATCTGTAACACTTGATGTAGCCAATCATCTCAATTGGCTTATCAGTAGGTGGCGTCATTGCATATGCGGTTGCTTCTGCAATATAGGCTTGGATTTTTTCTTTGATTGTTTCTTTGTCCTCTGCCTCATCGGGGGAAAAGAAAAAAGAGAACCAACTATCCGGATACCTTTCCTGCAAGCTTTTAATGTTCTCCTTAACTAGAAGATCAACAACCTGCTCTGTGTCGTAACGCATTATCTGACGAGCAACTTGGTTATACCCAAGCTGCCCACCGCCTACACTGTTACGGTACTTTACGATTTTACCTATCTGCTTAGGTGATACTAAGAATGCACTCATGATTTATCCTCAAGATCCATAGCAGCTTTGTTTACTATATCTTTTATTATCCTTCTTCCAGCAAGCTCTGTTGGAGAGTTTTGTAGAATAAAGTCAATAAAAAAATATAACCCCTGAGCGACAACATGAGCCATACCCAAAGGCGGTTCAGCTCTTACCATCGCATCGTATAGTTCGTCATAAAATTCTTGATGAACTTTTTTTAATTTACGTTCTGATTTTGTCATAATTTACTCCTATGTTTAATTTGACTAAGACGCCTCACGGCGTTTCGATCATTAAGATCTCATCAGTTAGTCTGTTAGCTAAAGACCTTTTGTAACGCTGTCCCCAGCTTCATGTTGGCTGCTTGCTTCTTTGAGATAGACCGATCCATTAGATCAAAGTAAAGCTCATCAAGGTCCCACATTGCCACGTCAAGATCTGCGGCGGTAAGGTCCTTAATTTTTTTATTCATAACATCGTTAAAAATTTTACCCTCAGCCTTGTTAAAGATCTCAAGAATCATTGAGTAATAATTTTCATCTACAAGCGTGGCATGCTCATTACAATGATTTTGTAATGCCTCAAGATGATCTGCTGTGGCATATCCGTTGTCTAAGATCTGCTTTTCAACGTGATCAATTTTTTGTGTTAAGTCCATAATTTTCTCCTATATTAATTTGACTAAGACTCCCATTGCTGGGAGTTTCGACCATCTAGGTCTCATCAGTTAGTCTGTATGCTTTGTCTCATGTGTATACATAATATATCAATGAACCCAGCTGTCAATTATCTTGAGCTAGCCATGGCATCTGCTCGACCCATTAAAAATAATTTATATACGTTCTCTCTATCTAAACTATCTCCACCGCCCCAAAGATTGGGGAAGTTGTTTTTATATATTTTTGTATACTTACAAGCCTCTAATGGCTGCATGTTATTTTCATCATGACCATAAAAATCTAGTAAGTAACAAACAAATTTAGAATTTTCATTGTGTAAACTCATACTGATACCTCTTTTTTAGTTAACTCATACTCAAAGTCAGTTAGATAAGAATAAGAATTTAGAAATTCCTCTTTGGTCATATTTTTAAAATCTTCCATTTTTTCCTCATCGTCTTTGAAATGAGTAAGCCATTCTTCAGCAACGCTGTCCCACACCCAGCCCATCAACCCAAGCAAGACCTCAAGATTCTCACTGTCTAATCCACAAACCCAGTAATAAGGTTCTCGATTAAGCAGGTTAGACTTCTCCCTGATATAGCTATCAGCGATCCAGTCATCTCCATCAAGCTTGTAGAAATAATCTACAAAGGCTTCTGTTGATTCGTACTGTTGCATAAGCTTGTTGAGCTCATTAACAATGTACCCCTCGTCAAAAGAATAATTTTTAAAAACGATTCCTTTGGTTTTTTGTGCAATATTCATAATTTTTCTCCTATATTGAATTTGACTAAGACCTCCTTTCTCGGGGGAAGAAAGAAGGTTTCGCTCAATCAGAGCTCATCAGTTAGCCTTACCTGTAGTAGCTATCTCTAGCAGGTGATAAGAAGTAAGGAGTATTAAGTCTCTCCATGTACTTGTTACCGCCCATCAAGTTAGTACGCTCAACCATTGGCTCGTTCTCGTAGAAGTAATCGTAAGTAACAACCTCTGATTCACACAAAGCCCTATAAACTTTAAGGTCAATGTTGTGCTCTTCCATGCTCTCACGATAACAGTCATGCTCTTTTGCCCAAGCCACATCTTTTTCAAACAACTTGAAGTGTTTATTCTTAAGCCTAGTCAAAGCAGCCTTAGCAGCTCGCTCTGTGTTCCACTCTTTGTAACTGCCATACTCCATGCCGTATCTCTTACCAGTAGCCTTATTAAATATTACAAATCTATCCATAATTTTTCTCCTATGTGTTTATGAATGTTTGGGGACCATCCCCGCACTAGACTCCCATTGCTGGGAGTTTCGACTCATTAAGTCTCGTCAGTAGTGCTAGCAAGTTTGCGGTCAACCCTCTTTTTGAGTTCTTTAGGGCTGGTTGCAAAAATAGCCATTTCAGGAACCTCGTAGTAAGACTGCACCACATAGTCTGCGTTGAAGCTATAGGTTCTGCTGACCTTAACTTTAACGCCCCTGTATAGGTAGTCTTTGAAGCCGCCCTGTTTGTCTTTGCTTAATGGATAATTCATGCTTCCTCCCACTTAAGTGCATTGTTTGAATGTTCTAAAAGTTTGTCTAAAACATCGTCATGAGTGTAGCCCTTGTTGATTGCGTCATCGCCGAAAGCTATCTCATATACATCTTCTATAAATTGTTTGTCGAACATAAGTTTTCTCCTATTTAATTAATTAACTGTTTCATCCTTTTGGAATCATCAGAGGGACCACCCAGTCCCTTACAGTTACCACTCTGATTTTGGATTCGCCTCGCCGCTTTGGAATTCTGCGGGTCATTAGGTCCCTTCCTTAGTTAATTCAAAATACCTGCTAAGGTTCAGTTCCTTGTCTTGAGTTAGAGACTGCCAAGGTTCAGTCCCATGGGGTTTTAAGATTAGATATATGTGTTGTGCCCGCCCCCCTGTGTGTGTTTACGTTGTCTCATATGTATACACATTATACTAATGGATAGAGCTGTCAATACTTTTTGCAAAAATAATTTAATTAATTTTTTGGGGGGTGTAATCGGGGAAAGAGAAAAAGACAACCAATCTACTTGAATCATTAGCCTCTATATAATACCTTTACTTAATCATGGAGATAACACAACTAGATATGAGGCTAACCAACTTAGAGAACTCGGTTAAGGAAATTATTGAGATGGTTTCCATACTCCCAAGGCTCGAGGAAAGAATGATCTCACAGAGAACTAACCTTGAGGATCATGAGGCAAGACTAAGGAACCTAGAGAAAAACCAAAGCAGGAACAACATGTTCTCTTCTTGGATCGAAAGGATAGTAATAGTAGCCATCACTCTAACACTAGCAGGTGGATTTAAGATTCTAACTGGAGCCTAGTTATCTTTTTCAAAAAGAAAGTCGAAGCGACACTTGATCGCTTTGCATATCACCCAAGCGGAACCATGGGACTATTGTCTATAAAGGGAGAGACCTTTTGGACAGCCGAGCGTCCATGGATGAACAACCAAAGATCAATAAGCTGTATCCCGTCCGGAACCTATAAATGTAAAAGATACTCATCTAAAAGATTCGGCGAGACCTATGAGATAACAGACGTACCCAACAGAACTTATATTCTTTTCCATGCTGGTAACTATCCAATAAAACATTCAGAGGGCTGCGTGTTAATCGGGGAAGAAAAAATGGGGGACACAATTGCAGTATCAAATTCACATAAGGCAGTTAATAGATTTAGGGAACTACTAAAGGACACCGATGAGTTCACAATTACAGTCAGAGAATCAACTCCTCACGACTGGTCGTAATAAGACCTGCGTAGGCTGCGAAGAGACCAAGGACGAGTCACGGTTTGAATTGTCAAGGGGATATAGAATTAATCTTTGTCGACGGTGCCGTTCGGCGGGGAAAAGAAAAAAGATCAGCCGCAGTCCATATTCTTATATAGCACACCTCTACTCTCATATATGCAGTAAGAGAAAAGACACCCATGGTTTTAACCTAGACAGGGAAGACCTATATAGGATCTACGAGAAACAAAAGGGACTCTGTGCTATTACTAACATGAAGATGACTCACATAAAGGACGGTAAAGGAAAGCGTCAGGAAACCATGGCTAACATCTCTATAGACAGGATAGACAACTATGGACCTTATGCTCCGGAAAACATCCAGCTTGTGTGTTTCGCTGTGAACATCATGAAGCACACTCATAGCATGAATGAGTTCCTTAAATGGTGTAAACTTGTAGCTATAAACAACTAGGTGAATTATGACTATTAAAGACAAGAAACTAATGCAAAGGAAGCTCGAGTTCGTTGAGCATTTCTTGGTGACAAAGAACGCAACTGAGTCCGCAAAACGATGTGGGTATTCAGAGAAGTCTGCATACAATCAAGGCTATCGATTGATGAAGGACGATGATGTGCAAAAAATGCTTGCATGTGAGCTAGAAAAGAGCAGAGAACGCAATCTAGCAGACTCTGACGAGATCATAGAGAGGCTTAAAGAGGAAGCCCTAGGTGATATCCATGGAGCAACAGCAGGATCCCGTGTGAAGGCTCTAGAGCTACTGATGAGGCACTTTAATATGCTGGATTCCAGTCAGAAGGTCGAGCTCTCAATGAAAGATTCTTGGTTCGACAATTTAGATCTTGCCAGCTCTGATTCCTCTGATAAAAAGAATCACCTTAATTAGGCGATGCTCCGTCAAATGCTCAATAAAGTAAGTGCTCACTATCGCCACAGCCCACTCAATAGGGGGCGGGGGTGCTGGACAGGGTACCTCATATACATACACACACTATCCTCTCCCTTGTCTTTCCCCCATATAGATATTTCAGGGGGGGAGTAGTTCCTAGGGGGGCGGGGTTTCTTAAAATATGGAAATTGAAAAAAATAAATTTCAAAAAATTATAAAAACCTTCAAAGCGAATCTCAGCATTTACGCTAAGAACTGTCTTAATATTATTGACAAGAATGGTAAGTCCATACCGCTTGAATTTAATCCAGCTCAGCTTGAGCTTGACAGAATGATTAACGAGCAATGGTCTCATCATGGCAGGGTGAGAATGCTCATCTTAAAGTCCAGACAGACGGGTATTTCGACCTACTGTCAGGCACGTGGTTTTTGGAAGACAGTATCGGCTCAAAATCAGAACGCCGTAGTGGTATCTCACCTTAATGAATCCACCAAAGCTATCTTCGGAATGGTCAGATACTTCTATGATAATTTGCCACATCCGTTAGTTAAACCAGAGCTTAAAGAATCCACCACCAGTTCGCTCCAGTTCACCCATGGATCTAGGTGGCGTATTGCGACGGCGAGAACCAGCGAGGTCGGGCGTGGTTGGACCACCAATTATTTGCACGGATCTGAGGTAGCCTTCTATCCAAACTCGGATATTATCCCGGGGTTATTACAAACAGTGCCCGAGGATAACTCAGAGATACTTTTAGAATCTACCGCCAATGGAGCGGGGGGTTGGTTCTATGATGCATGCATGAGAGCCCTAAGGGGCGAAGGGGAGTGGCAGGTATGCTTCATTCCTTGGAGTATGATGCCCGAATACCGCCGCAAGGTTAATGAATACTTTGAGCGTACACCCGAGGAGGAGGTGTTAGCTAATATGTATAACCTAGACAACGAGCAATTAAACTTCAGGCGAGGCAAGATACAAGACCTCGGAGGCGAGGATCTATTTAGGCAGGAGTATCCTATAACCCCGCAAGAGGCGTTCCTTACAACAGGGCGTGTCTTTGTAGAACCCAAGTGGATTGATGCCGCATACAACGAGTGTTATTCCCCGACTTGGCAGGGCATAGTTAGAGGCAATGAGTTCATAGAAAATAACAATGGTCCCCTAAAAATTTTCGAGCATCCAAAAGCAGATTTTAGGTATTGTATTGGGGTGGATGTTTCCGAGGGGCTTGAGCACGGCGACTATTCCTGCGTTCAGGTTCTGGACCACATGGGATATCAGGTGGCGACATGGCACGGGCACATAGACCCGTTTGACTTCGCCGAGGTGATTGCCGCCATAGCGACCCACTACAACAAAGCTTGGACCTTGGTTGAAAGAAACAACCACGGACTTACAACCATCAGGAAGTTACAGGACATGGGTTACCCTAACCAGTATGTTGAACAATCCGTTGATGATGCCTACGTGGATCGTTTAACAAGGCGAGCGGGTTTCTTAACCACCAGTAAAACCAAGCCGTTGATCATAGATAACCTCACACATTTATTGCGTCAGGGCGAGTCAGGAGTAGCTTGTGTTGATTTAATTGACGAGATGCGTACATATGTAATTGATGCACGAGGTATTACAAATGCACAGCAAGGGTGTTATGATGATAGAATCATGGCATATGCTATAGCACTGTTTGGTTTAAACTCCATGCCAAGGAAACAGAGAATACAAATAACCAACAGACACAAAAGAGATTTTATTTAAATGAGCGAACTAGATAAAAAAGAAGTAGCCCCAGAGGGCATAGCGATGGCTGGCGACAGCGTCGAGATGGATGACCCGATTATCAGCCTTGGGGGAGAATTAAAATCAAAGTACTATGAGTTCAGGGATGCAAGGTCCGACATAGAGGACGACTGGGTAGAAGACCTTAGAGCATTCATGGGTCAGTACGACAATGATACCCTAGCGAAGATCAGGGAGAAGGGAGACAGATCACAGGTCTATGTGGGTCTTACCCGAACCAAAGTGCTAGCCGCCTATTCAAGAATCACAGATTTATTATTTCAACCCGGTCAAAGATTTTATTCAATTGAGTCTACCCCCGTTACTAAACAGCCAACCGTAGAAAGAGAGCTCACAGAGAGAGCAGCCCTAGAGATCATGGAGGCGGCTCAGGTAATCGATCCTATGATGGTCGATGATTTAATTCAGGCTAGATACAAGGAGCTTGTAAAGGAGCTGGACGAAGAAACAGACATCCGTGTTGGCAAGATGCTTGAGGTTATTAATGATCAAACATTAGAAAATAATCTTGAAGGCAGTATGAAAGATGCTATTATGGAACAAGTGATATTCGGAACAGGTGCCATGAAAGCAGGCACATTGAGAATAGAAAGAAATCACAAATGGATTAATTCCGAAGAGGGATACAATCTAATATACGAAGAAGAACCTATGCCGGAGATGGAGGCAGTTTCTATTTTCGATCTATACCCCGATCCATACGCAACCTCCATTGACGACATGAGGTCTATCTTTAGAAGGCACATACTCTCACGTGTGGACTTCCAACAACTAAAAGACTCTCCCGGATTTAACAGCGACCTTATTGAAGAGTGCATTCATATGAATCCAGAGGGTAACCATGACGAAGAGCAGCACGAGAGAGACCGCAGAGATATAGCTAATGTTAATGAGTACGAAGCAGACTCAGGTAAATTTGAGGTATTAGAGTTCTGGGGTAGTGTTAATGGGTTTGAGTTAGAAGAACACGGAATTGAGTTCGCAGAAACAGATGACCTATCACAAGAATACCAATGCAATATCTGGATGACAGATGACAAGATTATTAAAGCACAATTGAATCCTCTCCCGGGAGGCGTCATTCCTTACTTTATCTTCCCATATGAAAAGAACCCACACGTGTTCTGGGGAACAGGCGTACCCAAGATGATGCGTGATTCACAACAAACCATGAACGCCGCTACAAGGATTTATTTAGACAACGTGGCTTTATCTTCAGGACCTATGGTTGAGGTTAATACCGACATCATGGCTTCCGGCGAAGACCCAACAGATTTATATCCTTGGCGTGTATTCCTTAGAGAGGGTGGTGATGGCAACCAGCCCATGGTTAGGTTCTATCAACCGCAGTCCAACTCACCGGCTCTTGTTTCAGTGATTGAACTATTTAGAAGGTTTGCCGATGAAACCACGGCTCTTCCGTCCTACACACACGGACAAACACAGAGCTCTTTAAACAGAACAGCAACAGGTATTTCAATTCTAATGTCCAATGCGAACATTGTCTTGAAGTCTGTTATTAAGAACATAGATGATTATTTAACCAAACCCCTTGTACGATCTTTGTATGACTGGAACATGACTTGGAACCCCAATTCAGATATTAAGTCAGACATGAGAATCGTTGCTAGAGGTTCAACAACGATGGTACAAAAAGAAGTTCAGTCTCAAAGATTGCTACAGTTCTTATCGTTACTTAATAATCCACAGGATCAGCAAATGGTTAAGAGGGACAAACTTCTTAAGGATGTTGCCAAGTCATTAGACATAGATCCGGATGATGTACTTAAATCTGAAAAGGAGTTAATGGATGAGCAACAACAACTACAACAAGCTATCGCCGGAATGCAGCAAGGCGGTCAAATTGATCAAGTCCCAAATGGGGACGGAGTGGTCGGTCCTGATGCAAGAAATGGAACACCTTCGCCAGAGGGAGCGGGACCAGTTGGAAATAACGGAGGACTACCGCTTTAGTCAAGGACGTTGCGACATACTAAAGTTTGTTGTATCTTTAGATCAAATTGCAGACAAAGTTTTAAACTCGTTGGGAACCCGCAAGGAAACTCCCAACATATATAAATAATCGACACCCTTAATATAAGGACCGAGGATAAAAAAATGACTGAAGAAGTTAAAACCAGAGGCGAGATGATCGCCGAAAGGCTTGAAAAAGAAGCTGACGAGATGTTAAAACAGATGGAAACTTCTCAGAAGGAATCCGAACCAGAAGGACAGGGGCTTGCAAACCTTGATTCAGAAGTAGAGGACACCCCAGAAGAGAAAGAAGAAACTGTTGAGACTTCACCCCCTGAATCTCAGGATACTGAAGAATCAAGTCAAGCGGATGAAGAGATTCAAACCGAAGTAGAGAATGAACAAGTGGAGGATGATCAGGAGACTGTGTCATCTAAACAGTGGGAGGAACGGTACAAGAACGCTCAGGCGAGAATGACCAAAGCCACCCAACATGAGAAAGAGCTTGAGAAAAAGATCTCTGAGTTAACCGATAAGGTTAAGGCAATGGAATCACTGAAGAGTGAGACCAGAGTTGAGAAGCAGATGGAAGAAGTAGGCGTCGACCTCTCTGAAATAATGAAAGATTATCCAGAGTTAGTGAAGCCCCTTCAGAGTTATGTCGATACAGCTTTTGCCAAACTGAATCAGAAGTTTGAAAAAACTACTCAGGAATTAACGAAAGTTCAACAGGACGACTTGGTCCGTGAGCACAAAGCTAAGTTAGCTAAAGCCCACCCAGACTATGTCCAGATAGCCAACTCAGAGGATTTTAATCTGTGGCTAGAAAGACAAAGCCCGGTATGGCAGCAGGTAGCAGAAAGCGGCGGGGCTGACGACACCATCGAACTGCTCTCACGTTATAAAAACGCACTTGGTATCACTACTACTCCGGAGGTTTCTAAAGCAGACTTGGTTGAAAAAGCAAAGCAAAACGCTGAGCCGAATCTACCAAAAGCTAGGAAACAAAATATTGGGAGTAGTAAAAAGATTTGGACTGCTGCTGAGATTGGTAAGTTGAACGATAAACAGTTCCGTAAATACGAAGCTGATATCGACCTAGCTCACCGGGAAGGCAGAGTAAGACCATAAGTTTTTACTACAAATTTTTGAAATTGACATTAAAAAATTAGGAGTAAATAATGGCATATTCATCAAGTAGTGGAAGTTTTTCTTTCGCAGCTGGAGAACAGCATTTCATTCCAGAAGTCTTTTCTAAAAAATTACAAGCTAAGTTTTACGCACAGACAGTTTTATCTGAGGTAACAACTAACGAGTATGAAGGAGAAATTTCTGGGTTAGGTAACAAAGTAAACATAAGAACAGTACCAGCAGTAACAGTTGCTGACTACACAGGTTCTTTGTCTTACGCTGATGTAACATCTAGCACTATTGAGTTGGACATCAACAAAGCTAAAAGCTACGCTTTTAAAGTTGACGATATCTTAAGAATGCAAGCTGATATTGATTTCATGAACGAGGCAGCAGGTGATGCAGCTCAGAACATGAAGATCGCTATTGAGCAAGATGTGTTCGCAAACGTAGCGGCTGGTTCGTCTTTAACAGACATCAACTCTACACCTGCTGACATCACATCAAGCACTGTGCTTGGTCACATTCTTTCTGCTGGAGAGCAGTTGGACGACAACAACATTCCTGAAGAAGGAAGATTTATGATTGTCAACCCAGCGGTTGCTACTCTAATTAAGCAGTCAGAGCTAAGACAAGCTTACTTAACTGGTGATAGCGTTTCACCTTTAAGAAATGGCTTCATTGGAAAAATTGATAGATTCAACATGTATGTATCTAACAATCTGTCTACAACATCAGGTGTAACATCTGGTCTTTATGGACATCCAAAAGCTATTGCTTATGCATCTCAAATGACTAACACTGAAACTGTAAGACTTGAGTCTTCATTCGGTGATGGCGTTAGAGGTTTATCTGTATACGGATACAAAGTTATCCTGCCTACAGCTATCGGTGAATTCAAGCTACAAGTTGCTTAATTAACCACCCGGGGAGCTTCGGCTCCCCACTTTTTTGTGATACCTTATTCATACTAACAACAGGAGCTTACTATGAACAAAGACGAATTAGTTGAACACGCCAAAGAAGAATTTGGTGTAGACCTTAATAAAAAAACGAAACTTGCCGATCTAGAGGCTCAGGTAGAAGATCTTAAAAAGAAAAAGCCACAGCCAAAATCAGAACCAAAAACAGGCAGCAATGATCCCATTGCTTCCAAAGGCGAGCATGGAAAGGTTGTACCTTGGAACCCTGCACACAGAGCAGAGTACTGGCAATTCATCTATGATGAAAGATCTCTTTCAGAAGAAGAGAAAAAATTACTAGGACTATAAATGGCAACCGTTAAAGTAATAGATTTAATTGATAGAGCTGAGGAGATTTTACAGGACACTACGAATGTAAGATGGTCCCAACAAACCTTATTGAACTATCTAAACGATGCTCAGAGAGAGGTCGTTTTATTTAGACCAGATGCGAATCCAGTTAATGAAACATTTACTCTAACAGCAAACAGTGCAAAACAAACATTACCAAGTTCTGCATTAAGGTTGATATCAATTTATAAGAATACGAACCCAACAACAAAACCAATTACTAATATTGAAAGAAGGGTGCTGGATGATCAAATAGAAGATTGGCATGGAACCACAGGATCTAATGTTGAGCACTATGCTTACGACCCATTAGACCCAAAAGTATTTTATGTTTATCCCGGAACAACAGCATCAGACGCAACAATAGATCTTGTTTACAGCTCATCGCCATCAGACATAACGATATCAGACTTTGCAACAACAACAACAACTATATCCTTGGACGATGTTTATGCTAACTCTATATTAGACTTTATGTTATATAGAGCGTACCAAAAAGATACTGAGTATGCTGGAGACATGCAAAGAGCAGGTGTTTATATGCAGTCATTTCAACAGTCTTTAGGAATTAAAAACCAAGTTGATGCAGTGTCTGCTCCCAAGCCATCAACACCAACACAATAGTGATTTATGGCAGTAGCAAAAAAATTAGAGTCTTTAGTACCTAAAGTAAAAAGAGAAGCCCCGAACTGCCCATCATTTATTATTTTAGATGAAATAAGAAACACACTTATTGATTTTTGTATTAACACAGATATATATATGCAAGATCTCACACCATTTGTGGTCGCTTCAAATATTAATCAGTATGACGCAAGCGATTTAGATATACCGGGCGGAACAGAGCTTAATCACATTATTGATATCTTTAGAACTAACTCTGATTCAAGCACATCTCAGGCATCACAAAAAAAATTAGTTCCTTTAAAGGCTAGAGCACAAATTGGATCTCAGTCTATTTTTAGTGTTTATGGAAAAGGTAGGGTTGAATATTATGCTCAAAAAGACCACGAAACAATTCTTGTTGCCCCAACGCCAGAAACAACAGAAACCCTTTATGCTCTATATAGTTTAAAACCAACACAAACAGCAACAAGCGTACCAAACATTATTGCCAACGAATACCAAGAAGTAATTGTGCATGGAGCACTTTATAGATTACAAATGATGAAAGATTCGCCTTGGTCTGATCTTCAGGCTGCCGATTTAAATAAAAGAATGTATGATAAAGGAGAAGCCTTAGCAGTCAGAAAAACAAAATACGGAGGCGTTGGAGCACCGTTGACTGTTAAGTATCAGGAGTTTATATAATGGCTTATTCAGAAACAATAAAATTAGTAAAGGGAGACACCCTGCCAGAACTAACGATTACTTTAAAAGATAGTAATACCGCAGCCCCCGGCAAAACATTAGATGCAGAAGACCCAACAACTTTTGCACCTATAGATGTTACTGGTGGAACTGTAAGGGTTAGGATTAGACAAATTGGATCAACAACAATATTAAAAACCGTAGTTACAACAATAACCTCTGCTGAAGATGGAAAGGTAAGCATGTTATTCCCGGCAGACACATTTGATGAGGCTGGCTTTTTTGAGGCTGAGGTAGAATTCACAACCTCTGGCGGAAACATACAGACCGTAAACGACTTAATAAAATTGAGCGTGAGAGATGATTTTGACTAATGGCTATAAAGTTAATAGTAGAATATTCATCTCTACATCTTACAACAACAAAACAGAAACTAGCATCACTATCACTATCTAGCGAAACTTCTGCTCTCTTACAGTTTGTAAATTTAAACACTTCTTTAAATTACACAGACCTTGAAACTGTTTTATTTTTAGATTCAGACCCAAAAAATTTATATTTTTCCGAACAATATAATTCTCCACATGCACTATCTCTAAACCTTTCTGAAGATTTATTATTTAACTTAGAAAGACCCATATCTGATTCTTTGACAATTACAGAATCTTTGTCAAAATCAACAACATCAGGACTGTTTGATTCTTTACCAATAATAGATTCGCCAGAAATTTTGACAAACAAGACTAGGTCAGACTCTCTGTCGATAACAGAAGCTTCGGTATTAAGCACAAATACAAACAAGCAAGAGGTCGTGCTAATGTCTGAGTCTGAGGAAAAAGATGTTGCCTTGGCAAAAGAAGACTCTATGTCTGTTACAGAAGCCACCGAACTTAATTCACAGCCAAACAAACAAGACTCATTATCTCTATCTGAATCTTTGTCTAGGGTTGTTAATTTTATTAGAGAGTTTACAGACGCTTTTACCCTAGATGATCTTGCCAGCGTAGACGACCCCCTACAGACTGATGTTGGCTTAGACAAAACAAACATTACAACCCTAACGGAAGAACATATTTATTTTCTTTCAAAGGTTCTATCAGACTCTTATACAATTACAGAAAACGCAGAGCTGTTGTTTACCAAGCCAGCCTCAGACTCCCTGACCCTATCAGAGGCTTCTTCTCTACTGGTGGCTTTAAGTAAAACAGACAGCGTTACCATATCTGAAACCCTTGCTTACTTGCTTAGCAGCATTTTTACAGACTCGGTGTCTTTTCTAGACTCCGATGCAAAATCATTTATTACAGCAAGGAGTGATACCGCTTCACTATCAGACCAAGAAGTGATATCTTTTTCACAAAGCTTGACAGATACAACCTCTGTTGCTGAGTCATTGGCATTAGCGTTTGATCCAGCCCCAAGGGGTCTTGTGTTAAACACTCGGGCTTTAAACACTGGTGTATTAAATTAGGAGACTATAAATGTTAAAAGATGGATTAAAACTTACGGGTAAGTTAAAGATCGCTATAAATGGAAATACTGTACAGGAGATTCCCAACCTAGTTGTGACCGACGGCAAAGACTATGTTGCATCAAGAATGAAAGATGCTACTGCCACCGCCATGTCGCACATGGCTATTGGAACAGGGTCTACTGCTGCGGCTGCTGGCGATTCCGCATTAGGAAATGAGGCGGGTCGAGTAGCACTAACTTCTACCACCGTTACCGACAACGAAGTCGCATATGTTGCAACTTTTGGTGCTGGTACTGGTACTGGAGCCATTACTGAAGCGGGTATTTTGAATGCTGCTTCTAGTGGAACTCTTCTTTGTAGAACAGTTTTTTCGGTTGTAAACAAAGGATCAGCGGACTCAATGACAATTACTTGGACTGTAACGGTTTCTTAATTAAATAGGAGGAACCCGTGGCAGTTGTTTTTAAAAACAATGCAAATACTGTCCTTGCATCTGATATTACGTCGTCTCAGACGAGTATTACTGTTGATGACGGATCTGTCTTTGCGAGCCTAGGTGCTGGAGAGCACTTCTTTTGTACGCTTGATGACGGCACCAACAACGAGATTGTCAAGGTTACCGCTATTAGCGGCAACACTCTTACCATAGTAAGGGGTCAGGAAAGCACAACCGCCCGAGCGTTTTTAACTAACCACATTATAGAATCCCGAGTAACAGCCGGGATCATGGAGTTATTCCCCCAACTAGACGGCGGAGAAATTACAGCCGATGAATTTATCGGTGACTTCAGAGGGTCGGTATTATTTAAAGCCCAAGCGGGCGAAGCCCTAAGCAAAGGTGATGCGGTTTATATTTCTGGTATATCAGGAAACACAACCGTTGTATCAAAGGCTGACGCAGACGATGCTGCTAAAATGCCAGCATTCGGCATTGCTTCAGACGCCGCATCTATAAACACCCCAGTAGATGTATATACTACCGGGATATTAAGCAACATTAATACATCTTCCTACTCTGTAGGAGACGAGCTTTTTGTATCCACAACCGCAGGAACCCTATCAGACACCGCTCCCACAGGAGAATCATCCAGCATACAAAAAATAGCAAAAGTTACAAGATCAGACGCAAGTGCTGGATCAATATTTATTACAGGTGCAGGAAGATCTAATGCTGTATCAAACCTTAATGACGGAAAAATATTCTTAGGTAATGGTTCTAATCAAGCAGTT